GGGATATACCGCTTTTACACCTAAAGGGTACATATCGTGTAGAGGTACATTTGCAGATGGGTATGGAGAGAAATTTTTTAAGTTGCCTTGCGAGCAGGGCGATATCCTGTATGTCCGGGAAACATGGAAAAAGGCGCCGAACGGATACTATTACTACGAAGATTGGCAAAGAAATGACATTGCCGATGTTACAAAGTGGAAACCATCCATCCACATGCCGAAAGAAGCGGCACGTATCTGGCTTAAGGTTACGGATGTGAGAGTGGAGCGGTTGCAGGATATAACACCAAAGGGGGCAGAAAGCGAAGGTGTTGGAAACCTTTTCTATGATGATATCGGATACGGTGAAAAAAATTATGGAACAGAAGTAGACACAGAGTACGGGATTGCAAAGGAGCAATTTGCTTGGCTGTGGGAATCAACCATCAAGAAATCCGACCTTGACCGGTATGGTTGGGATGCAAATCCGTGGGTTTGGGTAATCGAATTTGAAAGGTGCGAGAAACCGGAAGGAGTGTGAGGTATGGCTAAAGCAGTTTTAGTTATGGATATGCCGGAAGATTGCAAACAATGCGTGTTTTGTCGAGGATTAAATGCTTGCAAACTGAAAAAATATTTGGTTAGAGACAAGATTTGAACTGTTTATACGGTAGATAAACAAATCATGGAGGGTGGAAAGCCGGATTGGTGCCCGCTCCGGGAACTGCCGGAGAGATCAGATCATCCAGAGCATTGCGACAATGGAAGGTTCGATGCAGGGTGGAACGGATGCTTAGATGCCATAGAGGGAGGTGCACATGGGAAAGAGCAGAACAAGTAAGCTGAACGGCTACCGGAGTGCGGTAAGCCGGCAGAGAAACGATGTGTATAAGTTCAAGACCAAGAGAGGTAAGAAAAAATAAATTAGAAAGGAGTGCGAGCTTCCCGGGAAGATGCGCATCGGCTCCTTGAGAAAAATGATTGGATTTGAGTATAAAGGACAGGTTGCCTATATCACAAGGATGGATGATTTCCGTGATTACATGGAACCAGAAGTCTACGAAGCTGTTCGGAAAGCCTTTGAGAATGGTTTTGATGGCGGAATACGACAGGAATATGAGGAGTTACAGGCTGAATATGATGAACTGCAAACAGAGTATGACATCCTCGAAGATGAAGTGGGAGACATTGATGCCGTCCAAGCTGAACGGGAAGAGTGCGAAGAGGAGCGAGATGCGCTACAGGAAAAAGTAGACACATTAACGCATCATATTGAAGAACTTATAAACCAGTATTATCAGCGTTACATAAAGACGGAAGAGATTATTCCGGAATTAGAAAAATTGATATGAAAGGAGCCGGGACCTATCCGGATAAAAGGCGCGCCGGGTTCCTTTGAGAAAAAATGAAAACAAAATGTGAAATTTACAGAGATTCTATGCAGAATTATAAAAAATATGCGATACCGCCGGCGCAGCTTATTATTGCCGATGTGCCTTACAACGTAGGGAAGAATTTCTACGGCAGCAACCCCATGTGGTATAACGGCGGAGACAATAAAAACGGAGAGAGTAAGCTTGCGGGCAAAGCTGCATTTAATTCGGATTTCAACTTCAACCTGTATGAATATTTTCATTTCTGCAGCAAGATGCTTAAGAAAGAGCCGAAGAAAGCCGGGAACTAGAGGGAGAAGTTCTGACGCGCCGTGCATGATCGTGTTCTGTGCCTTTGAGCAGATGCAGACATTGATTGCGGCGGCAAAGAAGCATGGATTTGAGCATTACATACCGCTTGTATTTGTAAAAAATTACAGCCCGCAGGTTCTTAAAGCAAATATGCGTGTTGTAGGAGCTACAGAGTATGCTCTGGTACTGTATCGGGACAAGTTACCAAAGTTCAGAAATGGGGCAAAATTTGATGAAACGGGGAAAACCATCAGAGGTACGGGGCATATGATCTTTAACTGGTTTACATGGGAAAAGGACGGAAAGGACATTCCGAAGATACATCCAGCGCAGAAACCGGTTGTGGTACTGAAAAAACTGATTGAGATTTTTACGGATCCGGGCGACGTGGTTATTGATCCGTGTTGCGGAAGCGGCAGTACATTGCGCGCGGCGGCTGAGATGGGAAGAAATGCTTTCGGATTTGAAATTGATCGCAATTTTTATCAGAGAGCCAAGGGAGAAATGCTTGTCTTTGAAAGAGATGAACAGATGGGATTTGAGGACTTCCCGGAGGTGCTACCATAATCCAAACAGCAGAAGATAAAGTGAAGGAGTACAGACAGTGCATCCGCAGAGAAATAGAGCACTGGAAAGCTATCAATCAGAACGGGTGCAATGATCCGTTCTGGTCGGATGGGTGCAACATGAATCTGACACGGAACCACATCATTTATTATCAGCGACAGCTTGAAGAAACCTGTGCAAAAAATCAGATATCTCTGCCGGATGAATATTATCTTGCGGTTCCGCCGGAAGTTGATATGAATTACATGGCGAATTTGAAACAGAAAGAGCGGGTTACACAAATATTTTACGGTGGGTATGTACCGGTAAGAAAGAAATATTACTACGATGAACAGCAGATGAGTTTATTTTGAGCAGACCGGACAACTCCGGTTTGCATGAGAAGTTATAGCTCCGCCAGCAGTAATGCGGCGGGGCGGAAAGAGAGGATAAATAGATGGAGAAATTTTTTACAATTAACAAAGACAGTGATTTTTATAAAGCATATGTACAGTATCAGAAAGATGTAAAAGCGAATGCGCAGGCATTTAAGAAATTTTCGGAGGAACACGGGATTGAGTCGACGCAATATATTCCAGACGATAGAGCGGTAATAATTATTCCAACTGAAAATGATTTGCAGAAATTTCAGGGTATGTTTACAAAAAATAAATTATATTACGAAAACGGTGTTAGACGTTTCAGAGCAAACTGTCAAATTACCAAGGATTGGCTTGAGATTGCAAAGACGGTACCAAAGCCGAAAAAACCGGATTACTTCTGCTACGGAATGAGATTTTGTGGGAAATATAGCACAAGGTGCTTTATGATCGGCGATGTTTTATATGGTTCGGCGGAGAATGTAGAAGTAAAGCTACTCGACTTTATGACAGAAATTAAAGCGAGCGAGTTTTATAAGGCAATCGAGGAAGAAGAGAGCAGAGAAAAGGAGCAGTTATGAAAAAGAAAATTTTAGCAGCAATTTTAACAGCAACACTCTTGATCGCCGGATGCAGTGACATGGCAAACGTCAGCGCAGGGCAGGATAATACGATGGTATTGGTAGAAGGTTGGCGGGATTACGGTATCTATGCGGACAAAGACACAGGCGTCATGTATCTGGTGTATCAGCGGAATGGTACCGGATGTACCGTTATGCTCAATGCAGATGGTACACCGAAGATCTGGCAGGGAGAAGAATAAAATATTGGAGGATAGTGGCTTATGAAGTTTTCAAAACTGACTAAGCCAGAGCTTGTAACAATTATTGAAAACGCCAATTTCACGGAGCAGGAAGAAGAAATATTTTATCTTCTTGCCCGTGGACTTATTTCAAAAGAAATAGCCATGAGACTATGC